TTTAGTGGTGATATTGCTGGTGTAGGTGCTACATTTACTACTGTTTCTGCTGGTGGTTCTGTTACTGCTAATTCATTTTATGGTGATGGATCAAATCTAGAAGGTGTTGCAAGTTCTGGTATTGGATTATCAATAAGAGAAACAATAACTAAGACAGTTAGTGGTATTGGTGTTGGTGATACATCAAATACCACATTTACTGACGGTAGAAAATCTTACGTCTTACAAAAAGTTGGTGTTTCTAGTGCTTCCAGAGTAGTTTTATATACTGATCAAAATTCTATGGCTGCAGATGCTGGTAGAAGTGCAACAACAGATCCATTACCAGGTTCAGGTGTAATAGCAGAAATTAATACAAATACAACAGGTGTTAGTACATTTTTAATGAGTCCTGGTTTGATTGGGTGGAATAATGATGCTACTCCATCAGATAATATTTGGGTATCTGTTACGAATAATGAAACATCAACGGCAAATATTACAGTATCTCTAACAATTGTTCAGTTGGAGGCTTAATAAATGGATGATATAAAGAAAGAATATATTGTTACTGTTAAAAAACACAGTGACTTAGAAGAACTTTATGATGGGATGGAAACTCCTGGAAGTGACGGATTTTGTCCAGAAAGAGAAGTTGAATTAATTGCAAGAAGAAATATTAGTAGAAATACACATTATAAGTTAACTGAATCAGAAGCAAATAATATAAAAAATAATCCAAATGTACTAGCTATAGAATTAGCACCTCATGAAAGGGGTATTATAGCAGAATCCTTATGGGGACCGCAGACGGGTGATTTCCAAAAAGATACGACTTTTACTAGTGGGCAGCAACAATGGGGATTAAAAAGAGTTATTGATGGTGTCCAAACAAATAATTGGGGTACTAATGGGCAATTAGTTATAAATGATACGATACAAACAGGAGCTTCTGGAAAGAATGTTGATCTTGTAATTGTAGATAGTCATATAAATCATGAGCATCCAGAATTTTGGATAAGTCCTACTGTTAATACTGGATCTAGAGTAAATCAAATTGATTGGTTCCAATATGGAGCTAATATAGGTGATTCTAACGCTGCTGGAAAAACTTACACATATAGTACTGGTGGATATAATACTGGTAATAGCAATCATGGTACTCATGTTGCTGGTACTGCTGGAGGTAATACTCAAGGATGGGCAAGAGACGCAAATATTTACAATATGGAATTTTCTACCAATAATGTTAATTCCTTATCTGGTACAAGCTATTCTGATTGGGACTTGTATCTTTTTGATTATTTAAGAGAATTTCATAAATGGAAGGGTATTAATAGTAAGACAGGAAGAAAAAATCCAACCGTAACAAATCATAGTTGGGGTTATAGTCAAGGTTCTCCTGATCTTAATAGTATTACAAGTGTTACTTATAGAGGAACTACTACGTCAGTATCTGGAACAGATCCTGAAAGAAAAACGATATTAGAAGCAAATGGATGTCCTGTACCATATAACACATATTTACGTAGAGTTCCTGTAAGAGTATGGGCTCTTGAGGCTGATATACAGGATGCTATTGAAGATGGTATTATTGTTATTAGTTCTGCTGGTAATTCTTATTGGATGATGGATTTATCTACTGGATCTGATTGGAATAATTATTATTCTATTGGTGCTAGTAATTATTATCATTCTCAGGGATCAAGTCCAGGAGCAGCTCCTGGTGTAATTTGTGTTGGGTCTGTTGGAACATTAGTAGAAGAATATAAATCAGATTTTACTAATATTGGTAAAAGAGTTGATGTATTTGCACCTGGATCGGATATAATTTCTGCTGTTTGGGACACTGGTGCAGTTAATGAATGGGGATCACCTTGTGTTGTTGATCCTAGAGATTCTAATTTTTTCCTTACTGATATTAGTGGTACTAGTATGGCATCACCTCAAGTAGCAGGTTATATTGCATGTCTAGCAGAACAGGAACCAAATATTACACCTGCAGGTGCATTGCAGCATTTAATAGATTACTCAAAGAAAGATCAAATTTCTAGTGATGGACCCGCAGTAGGTTATGGTGAAGCAGAATATACAACACCAGGAACATATCAATGGACATGTCCTGCTGGTATAACAAATGTATCGGTTGTTTGTGTAGGTGCTGGTGGGGGAGATAGAACTGCTGGTGGAGGTGGATTAGGATGGAAAAATAGTATTCCAGTAGTACCTGGTACATCTTATACTGTAGAAGTTGGAGCAGGAGATCCAAATCTTTCTGGTGGACATTCATATTTTATAGATATGAACACTGTTAGTGGAGAAGGTGGGGCAAATACTGCCAATGGTGGTGTTGGTGGATCATTTACTGGAGATGGTGGTGGAGATGGTGGTGACGGTGCAATAGTACCACATGGTGATAATGGTGGAGGTGGAGGTGCTGGTGGATATGCTGGTAAAGGTGGATCTGGTGGATTTTATGCTTCAAGTCAGGGAACAGATGGTGCTGGAGGAGGCGGTGGCGGTGGTTCTGGATGGTCGAATAATGGACAACAAGGTTCTGGTGGTGGAGGAGTAGGAATATATGGACAAGGTGCTAATGGTGCTGGTGCTAGTTCAGGAAATGGTGGTGGCGGTGGTTCTGGTGGTACTACCCCAAGTGTTAGTGCAAGTGCTCCAAATGGTAGAGCTGGTGGATTATATGGTGGTGGAGCAGGAACGTATACTAGTGGAGCTTTCCAATCTTGTAGTGGTGGTGGCGGTGCGGTTCGTATAATATGGTGGACTGATCCAGCTACAACAAGAGCTTTTCCTTCGACTAATGTAGCAAAAGTTGCGTTGTGGTCAGAAAATTATAAGGATATTGTTGATAGTCCTAATAGGTATCTTTTTTACCAAAAGAAGAGACCTGATTCTGGTTTAGTATATCCACATGAAAATCATGGAAACCATTCACAGTCTTCTGGTATTTCATATCCAAGACCAAATAAAGTAACTTATAAGACAGAGATTTTCCATGAGGAATATCAATGGAATTTTAATGTGACTGGTTCAGTTGGAAATCCATATACTTTTTCTAACGGTTATGATAGAAATGGTTCTGTAGGTGGTGACAATGTAACTGTTACACTTAAGCAAGGTGATACTTTAGCACTTACAGTAAGTGCTGTTGGTCATAATTTATGGATTAGTAATAGAGAAGGTACTGGTATGCCATCTCCAGCTGAAACTCCAGGTGGAATTACTAATAACGGTACTGATAATGGTGCTCTTGTTTGGGATACCGAAGGCATTTCTCCAGGTACTTATTGGTATAATTGCCAGAATCACGCTGGTATGCGTGGAAACATCGTGATAACTTCCTAAATAAATAAATAAAAACTCGGCCAAAATGTCTGCAATTATAACCGATCAGATTAGAATATTAAACGCAAAGAATTTTGTTGCTGGTGTAGCTAACACTGACAATTCTTACTATTCTTTTATTGGTCTACCTAACCCAGAGGATTATCAAACTAATTGGGATACTGATCCTCCTACTCCTAAAGATTCTTTTGATGAGGAAATGGGATATTGGGATAGCATGATTGCTCTCAAAAAGGTTAATAATGCAGATATTAGACAGGTTGTAACCAAGAGAATATGGAAGTCTGGTACAAAGTATGATATGTACCGTCATGATTATAGTAGATCTAATACATCATCAATATCTAAGGCAACTAATTTATATAATGCATCATATTATGTTATAAATGAAGATTACCGAGTTTATATGTGTCTACAAAATGGCACAAGTCCAGATTATCCAAATGGACAAATTTCATTAGATCAGCCAACATTTACTGATTTAGAACCAAGAGCAGCAGGAACAAGTAATGATGGTTATATTTGGAAATACCTTTATACTATTAAACCAAATGAAATTATAAAGTTTGAGACTTCTGATTTTATTCCTGTTCCCCAGGAATGGCAGACTTCACCAGATAATGCTCCTGTTAGAGAAAATGCAATAGAAGGTTCTATTAAAATAGTTACTATTACTAATGCTGGTGTTAATGTTGGTGCAATATCAACATCATATACAAGAGTTCCTATTAATGGAGATGGTAATGGTGCAGAAGCAACAGT